CGGAGTCGAAGGCGCGAACGACAAGCTCGCCGAGCTATATCGGCAACTCCTCGGGACCTCGAAAGAGGCTTTCGGAACGGCCGGGCCGGAGTATGCCGCCGACCGTTCACTCGTGACGAGCGGCCTTGACCATATCATCGCGATTGAGAAGGACCGTATTGAGAAGGCCGCCGCCTATCAGGAGGCGACGCTCGCGGCGGCGACCACGAACAACACTCTGACGAACGAGAGCAATGATTTACTCGCCGAGGTCAACGCCAGCCTCGGAACCGTCATTACGCTCCTCGGCGGCGACGGCGGCGAATACGCGAGCGGCGGCAAGCTCGGAAGCGGCACAGGAACCGTGCGGGTCGCGAAGTTCTAAATGGCTCGGTTCGTTCTCGTCGAGGCGTTTCCATGGCGCGTTAGCGACGGATTCACTGAGGCGGTTCGCTTGGCGGGCGGAGGGCGCAAGCCGTATTCCGGATTGCGAGGGTTCACCGATTGGCGCTCTGGCGTGGCGAGCTTCCCGCTCTTTGTCGCCTCGGTCGGGTTCAACGATACAGGATGGAGCGGCGTCGCCCTTCCGCAAACGACTCAGCTTCGCGTCTTTCCGAGTGACGAGGCTTTGCGCGCGACCTTGCTCTCGAAATACCAATGGCGCGGCGCTTATGTCGAAATCCGCTCGGGCGACGATGACGTCCCGAACGTCTATGTGATGGAGCTTTGCGGAATCGTCGACAATATCACCGTTGCGGACGGCGCGATTGTTCTCACGGTTGCCGACGCGTCGCGTCGGTTCGACGTCCCGGTCGTCGCGGCCAAGTTCGCGGGGACCGGCGGCGTCGAGGGACCGGCGGAAGCGGAAGGCCGACCCAAGCGCCGTTCATGGGGATATGTCCGCAACGTCGAGGGGTTCCTCCTCGAAAAGGCGAACAACATTTTCGAGTTCGGCGACCTCGCATTCCCGCTGAACGCGTTTGTCGCGGTGCGCGACATGGGCCGAGACGCATCGCCAGCGCCGACCGTGCTTGCGTGGCAGGGTTCTATTGCCGCAACATTTGCCGCTCTGCAAACGTCCGCTCCGGCTGACGGCTCATGCGTCGCCGCGCCGTCTATTGCTTGCGTCAAATGGTGGACTCAGCCGGTCGGCCCGCTGACGGCGGACATTGAGGGCGAGGTCGGCTCGGGATACGTCAACAAGATAGCTGACATTGCGAAGCGGCTAGTCGACACTCTCGCGCCCAATCTCGGCGGCGAACTCGTCACGAACGGGGACTTTTCGTCCGCTACTGGCTGGACGTTGACAGGGGCCGGAGTCTCGATTGCGGGCGGAGTCCTCAATCTCGGGACAACGCAGTTCAACGGGGGGCAGCGCTTGCTCGATTCGCCTATCGCAAACGGTGAATCGGTTCAGCTTTCGGGGGTTGTCGCGAACTGGACGGCGATGAATCCTAATGTGTTCCTGACTCGCGGGTTCGGCGGCGACTTGGCCGCGACTCCGCTAACCGCGAACGGAGCATTCTCGGCGACCTATTCCCATGCCCTCACGGACCCGGTCTTGTCCGTCGGCATTTTCATTTCAGCGCCGACCAATAATGCAACCGCGCCGACTATCGACAGCATAAGCGTCCGGCGGATTGGAGTCGGAGTCGTGGCGGCCGACGTCACCGCAATCAACACGGCTCGGCCTTCCGTGTCCGGCGTCCATGTTGGCGACGAGAACGAGACGCTCGCGGCCGTCCTCGACCGGCTCCTCGTTCCGTGCAATGTCCTTTGGGGCGTCAATCCCGACGGCTCGGTCCGTCTCGGCGAGGTCCAGTTGACGACGTCGGCCGAGACACTCACGGCCGTCGACGTCGAACGGCTCGAAACCTTCAAGCCAATTTGGCAAGTCAAGCTCGGCTACAAGAAGAACCATCGCGAGCATAGCGACGGCGAGATTTCGGCCGCGCTGTTGCTCGCCAACGTAACCGGCCCGTCCGAGCCGACCGTGTTCCATTTCGATTATCTCGGCGCGGCCAATAGCGGCCAGTTCCCGCGCGACCTCACGTTCAAGCTCATGGGCGGTGACGGCTCGGTCATCACGGCGGGCGTCGCTTGGCAATATCGAGTCCTCTCGGGAACCGTCAACGGGTTCACAAACGCGTCCGGGTTGCAGAACATGAGCGGGACCGGAATCGGAACGCTGGCCGTCGCTTCGCTTGGAACGGACACGGCCTCGGTTGAGGTCAAGGCGGTGTTCAGCGGGGAGACGCGGACCGCCACGGCCAGCCTTTCGCGCCAGTATGGGGCCGCGCCGACCGGCGGAGGCGGCGGCGGAGGCGGCGGACCTCAGACGCTCGCGAGCAAGTCGAGCGGGTTCACGACAATCAACTCAACGACGTTCACGGTCATCAGCGGGACCTTAACCGGGACCATGCCGACAGGCTTGACGACCGCGAACCTCAACGCGAGCTTGAACTTTGACCCGGCGACGGGGAGCAACGGCTCGGCAACGGTCGAGTTGAAATGGCAACGCAGCGTTAGTGGCGTCTGGACGGATATCGGCTCTCCGGCGGTCGTCAGCGGAACAAGCCAATGGTTCCGGGACGCGGAGACGGGCGAAACGTCGACGACCGCCGCGTCCATCACGAACAACAAGAGCGACACTGGCCTTACAGCCGGGACCTCTTATGATTGGCGCTTAGTCGCTCGGCTGACGTCCGGGACGAGGTCGCATAATGTGACGGGAATCGTGAGTATCACGGCATGAACGGACGGACCTTGATAAAGAGCAAGGGAGCAATGCAGTTGGTCGACTCGCTCGACGGCTATCCGCGCGCGACCGTGATTGCCGAGAATGTTCCGGACCCGCCTTCGCCTCATTGCCGTTGGCAAGACGGCCAATGGATTGACGAGCCGCCGCCGCTTACGGTCGAGCAGCGCATTGGCGCGCTCGAAAGCGAACTCGCGGCGTTGAAGGGCGCGAAATGAGCGTCGACCTCGAACAAGCCGCATGGCTCAAGTCGCCCGCTCTGTATGCGCTGGCAACTCCGACCGGCGTCGCGTGGGGCGCGGCGCGAGCAAACGACGTTGAGTTCACGTCGCCGATTGACTCGCGCGCGAACGCATTGACCGAGGCCGGGCGGACGGCGGCTCTCTTGGGCGGGCCGAACGTCAAGGACCGGGTCATCGTCAAGGGCCGCCGCCGCGACCTCCTGTTCAAGTGCGTCACCGTATTGTTTGGCCGTCTCGGCTATGTGACCTCTGGGACTCCGCGAAAGGTGTTCGTCATCGGCGTCGCTGAAAACGAGAATGGGACCTCGTCGCTCACAGTCATCAGGAGCCTCGTCTAATGGCAAAGCGCCTAGCCATGGCTCGCCCGCTTCCAGCGACGATTTCAACCGTATCAGGAACGCCGTCGAACTTGGCAAATCTCCTGACTCCGGACCCTAAAGAGGTCGCGACGTTCAACTCCGGCGTGACGTGGTCGTTCGACCTCGACCTCGGCGCGGTCAAGTCCGTTGATACGGCCTTTCTCGGTTATATGTCCGGACCAGCGCCATTTTTTGTCAGTTTTGGCACCGCACAAGGAGGGGCAGATGTTGCACAGATAGTCGTCACTCCCCAAGCCTCGACTCTCGTCGAACCGATATATCACGGAGCTTATGTTCTAAATGCTCCGGTCAATGCGCGGTGGATTCGGTTTTCGCCGACGGTCGTTCCAGCCGTTGCCGGAACTCTTGGAGTTGCCGCCGTCGGCCTCTCTATTCAGCCGACGTGGGGACATGAGTTCGGCTCCGGGCGTCCCGTTGAGGATACCGGAACGGTCGAGCGCCTGTTCTCCGGCGGGTTCGGCATCTATGAGGGCGTCCGCGTCGGCGGCTATCAGTGGACGTTTGGCGACCTTTCCGACGCCGAGATTCAGGCGCTCTATGCGCTGGCGCGCGACCGTGGAACGACGCGCTCCGTCCTCGTTATCGAGGACCCGGACCAAACTGACGGCCTTAACGAACGGGTCCATTGGTCGTTATTCGACCGCCTTGAGGTCTATGAGCGCCAAGCTCCCGGAGCTTCGCGCTACGCCTTCAAGGTGAGGGATTGGGCTTGATTGAAAACGGTTTCAACCTCGGTGATTCCCTAGAGGCAATTCGGCCGTGGCTTTCGCCGGTTATGCTCCTTGCAATTCTCGGCGTCGTGACGCGTCATTATGCGACGGTCCGCCGGGCGAACACGGCCGACCGGGCAATCGACGTCGACGCGGAGGGGAGCTTGCGCGATGCCTATGCGGCGGCTGTGCGCGGGTTCCGCGAGGAGGTTGCTGCGCTCAAGGAGGACCATCGCCGCGATATGGAGGAAATGAGCCGCCGGAATCGCGAGTGCGATGACGACCGCGAACTCCTGCGCGACCGCATCACGGCGCTGCGCGCCTATGCCGATGGGCTTTATCGCGTCATCCTGCAAAACTCAGCGTCCGGAGTGATTGCGCTCGGCGATTTTCCGTCCGAGGAAATCCAGCGCGCCGCCGAGAGAGTCGACCAGCTATTCAAACGGGAACTTAATCATGACGACCCAAGCCGATAGAATCGCCGCCGCGCTTCGGCCAATCGCGCCGAACGGCCAGTTCCTCCCGAACGAGGTCCCGCTTCTCAATCAGCTTGGTTCGCTTTGGGAAGGCCGACTCGCCGCCGCCGCGCCGCCAATGGCGTCGACTCCCGCGACCGGAAAGTTCGTCCTAGGCGGTCGCTCACTCGAACGCTTGGAGACGGTCAAGCCGGAACTGGCGCGAACGGTCAAGCTGGCAATCACGTTCAGCGCGCAGGATTTCGCCGTCAATCAGGGACTCCGCTCGCTCGCGGAACAGCGCAAGGCGGTCGCGGCGGGGAACAGCCGAACGATGCACTCCAAGCACCTTCCGCAACCCGACGGCAAGGCATGGGCGGTCGACCTCGTCGCTTGGGTGAACGGCTCCGTCTCTTGGGAGTTCGACCTCTATGGCGAAATCGCTCATGCGATGGACCTCGCGGCAACGCAACTCGGGTTCGCTCATAACATTCGTTGGGGCTGCGCTTGGGACCGAGTCCTTGCAGATTTCGGCGGTGACCGGACCGCCTATCTCGCGGAGGCGAGCGCCTATGCGAAGCGCCATGCCGGAAGCGACTTGCTCGACGCTCCCCACTTTGAATGGGTGACGTGATGGAGGACGACAAGTTCGGCCCGCCGCCAAAGGAAGGCGTATATTTCCGGGCGGCAATCGGAATCATCGCCATGCTGACGGCAATCGGCGGGTTCGCCGCGCTGTTCGTCATTCGTGTCCCGCCGGAGAATCGCGATGCGATGATGTTCGCTCTCGGCGCGGTATTCGGTTGGGCGGGAAGCGTTGTCGCGAGCGAATATGGAGCGACGACGACCGGCCGCCGTGTAGCGGACGCGGCGGTCAAGAAAATCGAACAGGAGACGGCGACGGCATCAGCCGACGCCACGGCCGCGCGCGAGAACGGCGGCCGTCCTTAGCCGCGCTTGCGGTCTAGATAGCGGTCCTCGACGACGTCCTTTAGATAAGCGTCGACCGGACCGTTCGCCGTCAGCTTGGGCCGCCCGGCCTCCTCGTCCTCGGCAATGAGGACGTCGAGAGCCTCGACGAAGCGCTGAAACGCCAGCTTGCCGATTTCGCCGGACCCGCGATTCTTGCGCCAGATTTTCGCTTTCGTGATGACGACCGCGCCATGGGCCTTTTCGCGAGCGCCCCAATCCTGACGGCACTTGTCCGAGCAAAAGCGCTTGTGGCCGCCGGGACCTTTGAGCGGGCGAAAGAACGCTTCCGAACAGTTCGGGCAAACCCTCGGCTTGCGTTCAGGAGCGGCGGGAGCCGTCGCGGAAGCGGTTTCGCCATTCTTAGCGGGCGTCGGGGCGTCGAGCGTCATATCGCGTTCCTCGGTCATTTGTCAGCTTCCGCGTTACTCGCAAAGTCAGAGCATTGCAAGGGCTATCGCCATGCACTTTCCGGCCTGATATAGCCTTGCCGGTCGTCCGGCCCGCGTGAGGGCCACTCGGACGCCTTTGAGGAGATTCCAATGCACCGCTTCCGTTCTTTCGTGACGGCGCTTCTTGCTCCGGCACTCCTGTTGCTTTCCGCCTGTGCGGCGGCGAGCGCCATTCCCGCCGCTATCGGCGCGCTCCCGACCATCGTCGGCGGGCCTGTGACGGTTTCGGACCGCACGACAATCGACGAGACGGCCGGGAGGTCCGTCGAGCTTGCCTATATGGCGGCTCGAACAGCCGTCGAGATTGCGGTCGACGCTGGCGTCCTCAAGGGCGACCGAGCGGCCAAGGCGCAAGTCTTGAACCGCCGCGCCTATGACGCGGTTCTCGCCGCCCGAGCCGCCTATCGAGCGGGGAACGAATCGAGTTGGCTTCGCGCCAGCGCCGACGCTCGAACGGCAATTACTCAACTCCTGACAGCCGCGAAGGGAAACTAGACCATGTCCGGGTTCAATCTCGATACGCTCCTCGGCGGCCTCAAGGCGGCGGCTCAAATCGGCGGACAAGCGTTGCTGCGCGCCGACGATTTCCGCGCCATGTTCGAGGAGGGCCGTCGGCTCCTCGCAAACGCCGACGACCAAGCGACGGCCAAGGAAGCCTATGCGGACCTCATTGCGGAGAACGACGAGGGGTTCGCGCGCCTCGACGCCAAACTTGAGGCCGCCAAGAACAAGTGAGAACCGACCTCCCGCCGGTCCGTTCCGGGCGTGAAACTCGCAAGGTATTGGACCGGGACGCCGGGAGAGAGGGCGGGGAGAGGCGAGCCGAGCGCGTCGCGGCGATTGAACCTCTCCCCGTTGCTTAAGCGGCCTCACGCTCCGCCTCGGCTTTGAGGTCCGTATCTAGCTTGCGGCGTTCAGCGGCGGACATGAGCATGACCGCGCCAATATCGACTCCGGCGAATCGGGCGAGCGCGAAATACCGGCGCGACGGGCGCACCGTTCCTCCCGAGAGTATCATGCGCCGGAATGCCGCGAACGTCGGCCGCTTCGCCTTGCCGCCGCAACACCGACAAAACCTAGGCGTCATCTTGAGGTTCTTGAGATAGCGCTCGAACTGACGCGTTCCACAGTTCCAGCTATGGGCGACCTTGACCTCATGTCCGGCGGCGAGCGCGGCTCGAATGAGCGGGGACCCGCGCCCGGCCAGATGCTCGGCGACGCGCTCGCGCTCCGGCCTCGTCGTAAATCCGATGTAGTGCGCCGCGTGATGATAGGGCGGCTCAATGTGTAGGACATAGACCGGCATCGTTTCCCTCCCTGAAAAACAGACGAGCCTTTTTCGGCATTTGGTGGCGCGGCCGATATTCTAGGCCGTGACCGAGGAGGACTCGCATCGCGGCGGCTTTGGCGTCGGCGCGCGAACACTTGCCGTCCATGGCGATGATGACCTCATTCGCGGCAAGTTCGAGGTCCGCATCGTTGAAATAGTGCTTCACTCTCACGACTTGTCGCCTTCCTCGCCGCGTGAGTCGGGTTCTGGCTCGGCCGGAGCGAGTTCGCTCGCGCGTCTGGTGTTGGCCGTGACAATGCGGTCATGAAGGTCCGGCCGCGTCTCCCGTATCCTGTTCACAAACTTGGAGGTTCGCTCGTCTTGTTGAAAGCCGCGCAGCGCGTCGAGGTTCGCCATGGCGTTAACGGTCGCGACATAGTCGTCGACCATTTGCTCGGCGGAGCGCTTGCCACCATTGCTGTTGTCTGGACGCTCAGTCGGTTCCCGGCGCGCGGCTTGCAATCCGTCCATTTGCCAACGCGCGAGCGCTTCGCCGACGTCCTCGGACAAGACCTCGCCCTTGGAAATCAGCGGCGAGAGGAACTCAGGGAGCTTGATGACGAAATCCTCGCCCTCCTTGGTCGACTGCCAGACGGCGACTCCGTTCGCGCGGTGCGGCAACAGACAAGTGAGGTCGAGTGCGTGAACGATATCGGCCGGAGCGACCGGAACAAACCCAACGGGAACGATTTTGGAACCGACTTGCTTCGTCTTTTCGCGCGCCCGGAAAGTGAAAATCAGCGGAACTTTGATTTGCTGGAACCCGGCAACGAGCTTCCGGCGGCTGGCGCTAGGTTTCGCCCATGCCGCCCATTTGTTGCCGCCGCTGTTCGGGACCTCGCGGTCATGCCATTCGAGATAGCCGCCCTCGCCTTCGTGCTCGTCGCTCATGGAGTCGACGATGACACACGACGGGTCGAGCGCGAGCGCGCTCTTGATTGCGACGAGGAAATCCTCGGGAACGAACGGCGGCGCGAACTCGATATGGTGGAAATCGTGACCGTGCGGATTGTGAGGGCCTTTGCGATAGCGCAGCGAACGACCCGCTTCCGTGTCAATCAACGCCGGTTTGCCGCCTCGGACTCGCGCCATGCCCTCGCCGATGCGAAGCGCGGATTTCGTCTTGCCGCCGCCCGGCGGACCCATGAGGCCGAGAGACAGCGGCGGCGGCGGAATCTTGTTCGCGTCCGTCGGACTGAATTGACGGCTCATTCGCCTTCCTCCTCCTCGGTCAATCTAGCTTCTTCCCAACGCGGCATTCCGATTATGTCGACGTCGTCGCCAAACCCCGGCCAGCGGCCTTCCTTGAGACAATAAGCGAACGTCTCCATTGCCTTGCGGCTCTCGCGCAGCTTCATCGCGCGCCACGCCTTCTCCGGCGTCGCGAGCCGCGACGTGAACGGCGGTTCCGGCCGGACGAGGAGGTCGACAAACTCAATCCGTCCGGCAAGTTCGGGAAATATCCGACCGAGAGCGTGGGGATACAGCGCGGCTTGCCGGTCCCAACCCATTGCGACCATTTGACGGCCGAGCCGCGCTCCATAGAGGAGCTTGGTCACTTTCGGGTCGAGAATGGTCGCTCGCTCGGCGCACCATACGTCGAGCATTCCGCGAACCCAAATCGGCCCGAACGGCGTCTCCTCCTGATAGAGGAACACGACCTCGGTTTGATACTCCGCGCCGTCGAGCGCCCGCTTGATTCGCTCCTTGATGACCTCGGCCATAAGCCGAGCCTCCTCGAACTTTTCGGCGACTATTGGGCATTTGCCCTCGGCAATAGCTTGGTCCCGGAGGTCGCGCGCGGCTTGCGTTTTGAAATCGCGGAACTCGCAAACGACATAGTTCGCGCCCTTGCCGAGCGCCAAATGGTGAACGATTTGACCGAGTTCCTGTTGAACGGTCGCGCGCAAGCGCTTGACGTCCGGGTTTAGCCGGGGATGCTGGAACGCAAAGTCGAGCGCGGTTTGTTCGAGGAGGATGGAGATTCCGCTGTTCGATAGCGACGGCTCGGGAGCCGGGTCCGCGATGTAGTCAGCGAATGCGACGTCGGGGAATAGTCCCCACTTGTTGCGGTCCATTCCGTCCGACCGTGGGGCCGCGCGCTTCCGCTCAGCGTCCGAGAGGAACTCGTCGAGTGAGGTGTCATTCATTTTGCGTCTCCGTCGCGGGTGTTCGGAGTGGCGGAAAGGGCGGCGCGTAGGGCAGCTAGTGCTGTCGTGGTTTCAACCCACGCGACACCCTGACGCCCGACGTTGCCTGTGCGAATGTCGATTGCGACGAGCGGCTTTTTCGCGTCCTCGTGCGCGCGAGCCAGAAACTCGCTGGCGTCCGCCTCCCGCAGCACCCCATCATCTGTGCTTGGGTGGAGGGCGGCGACCAGCGCTTGCTTTCGCTCGGCAACCCACGGCGATTCGGACGGCTTTCCGCCTTCCATCATCGTTGCAATCACCGCTGACATTAGTCGCTCAACGAGCTTGGTCGCCTCCGCATCCCCAATCGCTGCACTCATAGCTCGGCCGCCTGAATGGCCGCGTCGACTTGCGCCCACTGAACGCCGGTCGCCGCACGGAACAGGGTCGCGAACTCGTCGCGAAGCGAGTCGACCTCTTTGTCGAGGTCGCTCATTTGGTCGCTGAGACGGTCCTCTCGCGCGCGGTCGAACTTCCATGCCGCGCGCTGGCACTCTCGGTCCAGTTCCCTATGACGCTCTCGCGCCAAGTGAAGGTCGAGGAGGACATTCGCAAGAGTGCGCTCGGTCATGCCGCCCTCCGGCGAGGCTCGCCCATGTAAAGGTTGCGCGGCCAGCCGTGGCGCTCCTCGGGACGCATCGCATATTCGGCGGCATCGCCCCATGAGAAGAACACCGCCACGGCCTCTTTCTGGCAATAGCGGTCGGCGAACCCATAGACCGGCCATAGCAACGGCGGCCGAGTGTCGGCGCGGCTGGCGAACTCGATATCGAGTGCCGAGGGAGGGAGAGGTCGAGCCATGAAGCGAATCACTCCTTTGTTGATAGAGCGACCGTAGCGCGTAGCGGGTTACTTGCAAGTGAAATGACGCATGGCGCGTAAAAAGGCGGGTCGCACTCCCGCCGTTGTCAGATGCGTCCGAGGAAATCCTCGACGAGGTTCTCCGCCGTTGGGAGGTCCGTCACGCCGAGTCGTTCGAGATTGCCGAGCATCGTCCGTGCCTCGTCGGCGAGGACAAGACTGTTCCAACCGACGAACTGGCGCTTGCCGTCCGTGACGTCGCGGATTTCGGCCTCGTCGAGGTCGCGGTTGAAAAAGAGGTCCGAGATATCCGTATTGACCGACGGCGGCCCGGCATCATCGTTCGTGGCGAGCGGCGCGTTCATTCCGCCTCCTCCTCCCCGTCCATCTCGGCGGGGGCATAGGCCGGAACGGTCGCGGTTTCCAGCTTCGCGCCTTCCTTGCCGAGTTCCTCCGCAAGTTCGTCGGCCGAAAGCGGTTCCGCGTCGACAAGATAGGCTCGCGCCTGTGCGGCGGACCTCGCGCGAACGAGTCGCCGTTGCTTCACTCCGGGAATCTTGCATCCATAGACGGGCATTGTTGTTCTCCTCTTTCGCCCGCTCTCCGGGCCGCGCGACCATGCGACTCGTTCGGCCACAACGCAACAGCATTTTACGCCTTGCGCGTCATAGCCGTTCAGCATACGCAAGCGCTTTCCATTGGCGAAACGAGACTCATGGCGAAGCAACCTCAAGGCGACCCTGATTCACCCGCATTCCGAATCGCGATGCTGTGGGGAAGCAACAGCGCGTTCGCGCGGGCAATCGGAAAGACTCACTCAACGACTCAGCGCTGGCTCCTGAACGGCGAAATCCCGCCGGACGAACAGGAGGGAGTCGTCGCCGCCGCGAAGCGCGACAAGAAGAAACTCAGGCCGGAGGATTTCGTCGACCGGCGCAAGTTCGACGTCGCTCCCGCTCCGCCACTAGAACCGCAAGCCGCCGCTGCATGAGCAAGCGCCTGAACGGAACGTCGACAAAGGACTCGGCATATCCCCGCGACCCGCTCGGTTGGTATGTTGAGGAACCGTTTTGCGCCGAGCAGCTATTCGACGCGCTAGATTTCGGAAAAGTCGCGATTTGGGACCCGTCATGCGGACGCGGGACAATCCTCGACGTCGCGCGAGCGCGCGGGCATCGCACGTTCGGGACTGATATCGAGAACCGTTTCAAGCCGGGCAAGCATCCGTTCGCGACGGCCAATTTTCTTTGCCTCCGCGCTTGTGCAACAGCCGGAACGGACGGCATCGCGATTGTCTGCAATCCGCCTTACAACGAGCCGGAGAAGGGCATCGCCGAAAAGTTTGTTCTTCATGCCTTGAAGCTCGGCGGTTGGAGTCGGGCGGCGTTCCTCGTCCCGCTAGAGTTTCAGTGCGGGCAAGGCCGATATGAGCGCCTGTATCGTGACAACCGGCCTAGCCACGTCGTCAGCCTCATGGAGAGGCCGTCCATGCCGCCGGGACAGATGCTTGAGGACTTAGGCGAGGCGTGTCGCGGCGGCGGGATGCAAGACTATTGTTGGGTCGTTTTCACGGCCGGTTGGACCGCGCCGACTCAACACTTATTCGCGCGGCCGACGAACGCGGTCGCTCACGACATTTCGACGCGAAGGGTTCGCGCCGGACGCAAGGTCGCCAGCGCATCGGCGGCATGAGGAGCAAGAATGGGACGGGGAAAGAGAAGCGCGGCGGAAGCGGCAGACACGACGGCGGCGGGAGCCATTGAGGGAGCGGGAGCCGTCGAACAAGCGGGCGGGACGCCGGACGAGGTCGTCGCCGGAGCAATCGGCGGCGCGGCGGCCGGGACTGCCGAGGCGACCGGCGCGAACGATAGCGACGGCGGCGAGGACCATATCACCGCGTTCGACCGTCAGATGGAGCGGCTCGTCGGCATTGCCGAGAACGCCGAGTTCGAGAGCGGAACGCTCGTCGGCGATATCCGCGACTCGCTCCTCGACCTGTTCCGGACCCGGCCGAAAGTTTGGTCGGCCATGTCCGAGGCGGAACAGCGCGACGTCGCCAAGGCGCTTGAGAATGCCGCAAAGCTGTTCGTCCGCAAGGTCGTCCGCGTAGTCGCCGAGGAGGACCTCGTCTCCGTCAGCGCGACGCTCAAGGGTTACTCGGCGAAAGGCGACGTGTTCAAGCTGAACGCGGAGGCTCGCGGCGACGAGGATACAGCGCTCGACCTGTTCCGCATGGACGGCCACGACGTCGTCATAATGTCCGCCGACGCTCAGCGGTTTGTCGGCCAGCGCAAGGACGCCGAGGTTCAGCCGGACCAACCCGCGCTGACGCTCGAACCGCCGCAAGCTGGCGCGGAGCATCCCGAGGACAACAGCGACCTCGCCGACGCGGGCGAGCAAGCACCGAGCGAGGACGATTCGGCGCGGTCCGGCGTCGAGGGTGAACTCGACGAGGAGGACGAAGCGGAGGAAATCGCCGCCGGAGAGTCCGAGCGAGAGGCCGCCGAATCGGAATGACGCGTGACCGAGTCCCGGCGGCTATGGAAGGGCCGCCGGGGCGAGGATGACGCGCCACGATGGAGGGGACGAATGACGAACGAGGATATCGAGGGCCGGGTCCGCAAGCTCATGGTCGAGCTATGGGGAGTCGAGACAACGCGGCTCGAACGGCCGACCCTACTTGCGCGGGACCTCGGCGTTGACAGCCTAGACCTCGTTGAAATGGTCATGGCGATGGAGGACGAGTTCGGCGTCGAAATCCCGGACGACGAAATCGACGGCCGCCTTGAGGACCATAGCGTCGGCGATGTGCTCGACGTCGCCCTCAAATATGTGCTCCCGCTGGCCGCTTGAAGGGTTCCATGGAACGGGTCGCGTTCACAGTCCCCGGCCGCCCAAAGGGCAAGGCTCGTCATCGCACGACGCGCGCCGGGCGGAATTATACTCCGGCCGCGACCATGGCCGCCGAGAGGGAAATCGCGACTTTATATCGGCTCGCGGCCCGTTCAGTGCCGTTGATGACCGGGACCGTTTGTCTCTCGGTTGAGGCGGTGTTCGGGGTTCCGAGGTCATGGTCGAGACGGTTGCGCTCGGCGGCTCTCGCCGGAGAGGTCGCCTATACTGGCAAGCCGGACAAGGACAATATCGAGAAGCTCGTCATGGACGCGCTCAACGGCGTCGCATGGGTCGACGACTGCCAAGTCGACCGGGGGCCGGTCGTCAAGCGCTACGGCGTCCCCGAGCGGATTGAGGTCACGGTCGAACACGTCAAAGCCGCCGACGGCCTGAAAACGCCAGCGGAGCTCCGTCGAGAGGCCAAGGTCGCCTCGGGCATGGTCGGCGCGAAAAGGCCAAAGCGACGCTCCGCGCGTAACTCTACAGCTTCCGAGTTACTCGCAATCGGGAAGCGGTTGCGATGACGGCTGACGTCCTCCTCGGCGACAGTCGCGAGCTTCTAAAGTCGATGCCTGACAACAGCGTCGACGCGCTCGTCAGCGATGCACCGTATGAATTCGGGTTCATGGGCAAGGCTTGGGATAAGTCGGGCGTCGCCTATGACGTGGCCTTGTGGCGCGAGGTCCTTCGCATTCTCAAGCCCGGCGGCCACGTCGCCGCTTTCGGCGGAACGCGGACCTATCACCGGCTTGCTTGCGCGATTGAGGATGCGGGGTTCGAGATACGGGACCAACTCGCTTGGGCGTATGGGAGCGGATTCCCGAAATCGCACAACGTTGGGAAGGCAATCACGGCGCTCCAAAAACACGGCGGCTCGTCTCCCCGGAATCTCCGGCAAGCCCGGCAGGGTGACAGCTATGCTCCAACGGGGCAGGACGATTATCGGAAGGGACGGGCATTCAGTAGCGATATTGAGCACGACAGGCGACTGACTGAACTGACGCCAGACGGCGAAGAATGGGACGGTTGGGGAACG